ATGTCTCGTGGGCTCGGAGATGTGTATAAGAGACAGTAATAATATTACCCCAAAATCAGAGAATTTTGAGGAGCAGGCAACAGGACAGGCACGGTTGGACTATGAACGGATAGTTGACATGTATAATTCAACATGCAAAGACCTGCCAAAGGTGAGGGGGCTATCCGATGAGCGCAGACGCAAAATTAGAACCCTGCTTGGTAATTTAAACAGAGCCAAGCTGTTAACCGAGCTTGATGACTATGAAAAACTGCAGTACATATTTGACCGGGCTAATGAAAGTGATTTCCTGTCCGGTAGAGAATCGTCTAACGGCTGGTGCAGTTTTGACTGGTTGATACAAACAAAAAATGCAATCAAAGTCATTGAGGGGAATTATAAAAACAAGGGGGAAAGGTATGGAGGAGCAGTCAATCAGACAGGTGCTTCAAACGCAGATGAAGCATATACGAGCGAATCTGAGAACGAAGCCCTTGCAGCATTCCGGGCAGGAAGAACCGGTCAAGGAGATATGTCCTAAGTGTGGTGGTGATGGCTTCGTGTTAGCATATATTGACAAATGTGGCAACGAGGTCTACAAGCCTTGTGAATGTAGGAACTTGAAGCTTATGGAGAACAAGCTTCAAATGGCGAGTATTCCGAGGGAGTTCAGCGGTTACACGGTAGATTCGTTTGACTTGACCTTGTATAAATCTGCCGACGCACAGGAGAAAGCAGACATGGCAAAACTGTTGTGTACGAATTACGTGAAGGATTTTTTGAATATCAGGGAATCAGGCAAAGGGCTTTACCTGTATTCGCGCGTCAAGGGCAGTGGCAAGACAAGAATGGCTGTATCAATTGCCAATGACATTATTACAGGCTACAGGATATCAGCAAAGTTTGCAACCACAATACAAATTCTGGACGAAATTAAAAAAACATGGAGTGATAAGCCTGAGGGCGGTTCGGAGCAGAACCTCCTTCAGGAGATAATAGATGTCCCGGTGCTGGTGCTTGATGATATAGGTGTAGAGAAGATGAGTCCATGGGTAAATGAGAAGTTTTACAGCATACTCAATGGGCGCATGATTCAGAAGCAGATAACCATTTTTACCAGCAACTGCGTGATTGAGCAGTTGGCGTTTGATGAGAGAATTATCAATCGCATCCAGAAGATGGCACTGCCGGTACCGTTCCCGGAGGAGTCGGTGCGTTCGGTTCTGGCGTCGGCCGAGAATAAAAATTTTTATAACAGCCTTTTGAGGCGGTGAATGAGGAACAATCTAATTTTTCATAGATTGATTTTTAAGAGAAAGGAGCAGCTCAGATGTTAAAAATTGATTTAAGCAAAATGGCAGGAGGAGCTTTACAGGAGAAGTTCAACCGCGAAATCACCAAGGTGATTGAGAACATGCAGGATCCGAACACACCATATTCCACAGCGAGAAGTATCAATATCAAGATTACTTTCAGGCAGGGAGAAGAAAGAGACGATGCGAAGGTTGATATTGCTGTGACTTCCAAGCTTGCAGGTGTGATTAACGCTTCAACAAGCTTCGCAATGGGTAAAGACCTTGAAAGTGGAGAGGTTGAAGTCCGTGAGTATGGCAAGCAGATACCGGGACAGATGTCATTTGATGACGTAGAGCTTGAACAGCCCGAAGCCACAGTAACAAAAATGCCAAGAAGATTAAAAGCTTAAGGAGGATATCATGATTAAAGACGCATTGCAGTACGTAATTGAACTCAGCCAGAAAAGGGTTGAGAATATCGATGGCAAGTATTTTTATTTTCAGGATGGTGTGCCTTATTTGGTTAATAAGTGCCACAAGTGCGAGACATTGCAGCTCTCAACACTTACCAGTCTGATTGAGTACATCAAGCAGGGGCTTGATAAAAACAGCTTCAAGTCCGACCGCATGGTGATTCATGTTGTTTCAGAGACGGAAGTCCGCTTAATAACAGAGCTTAATGATGACATGGGGCGTTATGCGGTAGTCAGTGTTAAGGCGAGACTGCCTAAGATTGTGCTCAATGATTTTATGAATCAGGAAAATTTTATTATTCAGACACAGTCAATGTTTGTGGACAATGAGGATAAGCAGATTGTGCTTAAGGTTGCCGGAAATGTTGAGGACAAGACCGTTGCTCAGTACGGTGATGATGGTGTGACGCAGAAGGCTACAATCAAGAGCGGTCTTGCGAATGTTGAGGATGTAATTGTACCGAATCCGGTAGTACTGATGCCTTATAGGACATTTTTTGAAATCGGGCAGTTATCTGTTCCGTTTATTTTCAGGATGAGAAATGGTTCAAATGGCGTCAACTGTGCATTATTTGAGGCGGATGGCGGCATGTGGAAGGGTACAGCGGTACATGAGATAGCCGAGTATCTTAAGAATGAGCTTGCTGATGAGAGCATTGTGATTTTGTCGTAGCAACTTTTTTATCATAGTAATGTGCGGCCGGGACTTTCTCCTGGCTGCTTATGAGGTAGTTTATGACTTTTTCAAAAATTAAGGACAAGTATTTTATTCTTGTCGAGGGCAGCGACAGAGCCATCATAAGAGCTAGTGAAGACCAGGCGGAGAGGATAAGAAGCCGGCTGCTTAAACATTCGAGAGGAAAAAAGGTGTTCGTTTATAAGGCTGATGGGCGAAATGGGTGAAACACGTACAACGTATAAGGTGTCGGTGCAGACATTACAGCTTGTACATGGGGCAATGGTACAGGAGGATGATAAGAATGGCGAAAACTAAGGAGCAGAGGATATATCTTGAAGGTATAGCTTTTGCTTATAAGATAGCAAAGGAACAGGGAATCGAGGCACTTGCAAAGGAGGTTGAGTTTCGCGGGGCTAATAACTGCGTCCTGAATGTTAATTATAATGAGCTTGTGGCAGTGACAAGAGGACGCTGCAAGGACGAGCTGATGTATGTTGCCACTGCCTCAGCAGTGACACTCAGTGAGGTGCTTAAGCTTCCGCCAAGCGTCATGAAAACATACCTTCGTGAGTTTAACCGAAAAATTGTTGAGTACAGGCTGCATTCTGAAAAGTATATCGAGGACAGCGAGAGGATACAGAAGAACGTAGGTTTAACCGTCATGAGTGATGAATATATGCAGGAGAAGGAGGAGTTCTAATGGAAACAGGTGAGATTATTGCAAAAGCGAACGAGACTGTTCAGGACATTTATGAGAAGATGGGAATGATTGAGAGCTGTGAGGCGGCTCTCAAGGCTCTGGACGGAGCAGAGGTCTATATAGGCAAGAACAGGACAGAGATACTTGACCTTCACTCTGCACTTAATGATGACCAGATAGCTGACATCATGGCATATATACATACAACAATTAAGACGCAGATTGAAAAGGCAGCAGGTGAGCTTAATATGCTGTGCAGTTATCCCAGGGAGAAAGATATTGCTAATATAAATTCGTTACAGGAGCAGATTGAAGCGCTGCCGGTCTGTGTGGACACAGGCAGGAGTGTTCCAGAGCAGCCTTGTGATGATACACCGGAAAAGCAGGGAAAGCTGGAGAAACTGACAATGGAGTTGTTCGGGGATAAGAATACCGGGGAAACAGGGAAAGCGGAGGCAGCAGCACATGAGACAGCCACGCAGGATATTCATGAAAGTGTGGAAATATCGGAGGACTTGGAGGCAGCAGCGCAGAAAAGCCCAAAAGCGTGCAAGAGCACCCTTCCGCCGGAAGAAGAGGAGAAGCTTCTGAGAAGGCTCTATGTGACAGAAGGCAGGACTGTCAAAGAAATAGCAGACCTGATGGGATTAACAAAGTCAAATATATATGACCGTATCAGGAAATACGGCCTGAGAAATAAAAAATATGACCGCGATTGGGACGGTTACGCATTAGAGAGCGAGAGTAGAAAGTAGGAGGAACGGAAAATGAATATAAAAACAATAAGCCTTACGGCTGAAAGCGGAACCAAGAAAGAATTGTGCATGAAAAAAATAGTGCATACGGTGGAAATGCTGCAACGTGTAGATGAGGAAAAAACTGCAATCGGAATCGGAATCAGGCTGTGCGGTTACATGGAATGCTGTAATGACATCGGCTATATAAGCGATGATGAGTATAAAGTGTTAGAAGAAATGGTAATTGAAATCATAAGTGCCAAGGACCGTGTAATTGTTACAGGAGTAAAATCATAGAAAGACTGTGTCGGAATCCGACACAGCGAGGGAGAAGGTGATTGCGCCATGAAAAAACGATGGGTATACAACGTAGTTATTTGCACAAAACGTGACGGAAGAAAGTTAGAAACTAAAAAGTGCAGAACGTATATTGGGGCGATTCTATTTGTTGTGAAAATGTCTAAAAAGTATTCTAAAGAGTTTGCAAAAGCACATATTGATGAATTGGAGGAATGAGTAGTGATTAATGGAGAGCTGCTGGTTGACAACTTCGCCGGCGGAGGAGGCACATCGACGGGCATTGAAATTGCAACAGGCCACAGTGTTGACATTGCAATCAACCATGACCCGGAAGCTATCAGGATGCATAAAGTAAATCACCCAGGCACCCGGCATTACTGCGAGAGTGTATGGGACATCGACCCGGTCAAGGTATGCAATGGACATCCGGTCGCACTTGCGTGGTTTTCGCCTGACTGTAAACATTTCTCCAAGGCTAAAGGCGGTAAGCCGAAGGACAAGAAAATAAGAGGGCTTGCATGGGTGGCACTGCGATGGGCAGCGAAGGTACGCCCAAGGGTAATAATGCTGGAGAATGTCGAAGAATTTAAGACGTGGGGTCCACTTAACAGAGGACACCATCCGATTAAAGCCAAGATAGGGGAGACCTTCAGAAAGTTCGTAGAACAGCTGGAAGGTCTTGGCTATGCGGTACAGTTCAGAGAACTCATAGCTGCTGATTACGGAGCTCCTACAACGCGGAAGCGTTTTTTTATGATTGCACGGCGCGATGGCGAGCCGATTGTGTGGCCGCTGCCGACACATGCTCCGGCAGACTGCAAGGCAGTCAAGGCAGGACTGCTTAAGCCGTATGTAGGAGCATACACACAGATAGATTTCAGTTTGCCATGTCCGAGCATCTTCGACACTGCGGAGGAAATAAAAGAAAAGTATGGCATCCGGGCAGTGCGTCCTTTAGCACCCAAGACAATGGAGAAAATTGCACGAGGGATGAAAAAGTTCGTGCTTGACAATCCAGAGCCATTTATCATTCAGGTGAATCACGGCGGAGAACGCAGACCGCTGGAGATGACTGAGCCGCTGCCGACAATAACAAGCAGGCATGGATATGGAATTGTTGAGCCAGTTTTAATTCAATATCATGCTGAGACCTCAGAAAATGTAAGGGGACAAGGCGTTGATAAACCACTTATGACAGTTGATGGCTCTAACAGATATGCTCTTGTAACAACATTTCTGTGTAAACATTATAACGGATTTTATAGAGGAGCAGGTGACACACTTAACAATCCGCTTCCGACAATAACGGCGCAGGATCACAACAGCATTGTGACGGCGAACCTGATACAGATGAACAATCATTGTGACGGCCGCGATATCACACAACCGCTTCCGACGATTACGGCGGGAGACGGACATTTCGCCGAAGTACGAGTGTTTTTAATCAAGTACTATGGACAGGGGACAGGTCAGAATATCAAGAATCCGCTTGATACAGTCACAGCGCAGGACAGGTTTGGTCTTGTTACAATATCAGGTGTAGATTATCAGATTGTTGACATCGGATTGAGGATGCTGGAGCCTAGAGAGTTGTATGGCTGTCAGGGATTTCCGGAGGATTATATTATTGACCGTGATTGCGATGGCAAGGCATATCCGAGGAGCGAACAGGTGCGCAGATGTGGAAATGCAGTCTGTCCACCAATTCCGGCAGCACTTGTCAGAGCTAACCTGCCGGAGCTGTGTGTTGCAGCCCGGATGCCTAATATGAGTATCGTGCAGGAGCAGACGGGGCAGTTGAGGTTTGCATGATAATTATAGGGCAGATTTTAAGAGAGAGGTATAATTAGTGGTTGTCGAAAAGGCTAAAAAGAATAGTAGAGAAGGTGTTGGGTTGAAAAGCATTTTGAAATATCCAGGAGCAAAAAATCGTCTTGCACCTTGGATATGTGAATACATACCGAAACATGATGTTTATTTAGAACCCTTTGCAGGGAGCTTGGCGGTGCTTTTTAATAAGCAACGTAGTCATATTGAGACAGTTAATGATATCGATGAAGAAATAGTAAATTTTTTTCGCATATTGAGAGATCGGAGTGATGAACTGGAACACGCGATATATTTTACACCATTTTCTCGATCGGAGTACAAGGCATCTTATGAATCATCTCATGATGATTTAGAGAGAGCGAGGCGCTTTGCTGTTAAGTGTTGGATGGGATTTGGGTGTGGAAATTTGTATCAGAACGGTTTTAAATCAGGTCAGCAGACAAAATCTCCAAATCCAGCCAGAGCATGGAACGAACTTCCTGAAACAATGAAGCTGGCTGTTGAAAGGTTGAAGGGAGTTCAGATTGAGAATTTACCGGCCATAGAACTGATAGAAAGGTACAACACAGAATAAGTATTTAAAACTGTGAATGGGAAAGGTGTTTTAATGAACGTAATAACTTATCAGAAAACAACAGAGAGAATGGGAGACCATGATAAAAAGAGCAGATGTAAACAATGTGCATATTTCGGGAAAGCGTCAGACGCGCCTGAAACAGTTGAAGAGGACTGCATGTGGCAGACGTGGGAGGATGAAAACTGCACATTACCATGTGAGAAAGGAGCAGGAATGGAACGATTAACAGAGAAAAATAAGTGCAAACTTTCAAATGGAGAAGAAATAGTGATTTGCAAACACTCTGAGAATGAGTGCAATGATAGTTGTATGAAAATAATACCTTGCAAATGGTATATAAAGGCAATAGAGAAGTTAAAACGCTACGAGGACTTAGAGGAACGGCTTAACAAGGTATATGGAGATTGCGACGGCTTACTGATGAGCGTAGTAGAAATGCTTGAGAAGCACCCATGCATTAATATGGCAAACAACGCATTGAAGTCACGGCTTCTTACGGACGAAGCTGTTGACAAATGGGAGGAATACAAGCAGCTAGAGGAACAGGGCAGACTTATCAAGTTGCCTTGTAAGGTGGGAGATACAGTATATGTGCCTACGAGAGATTTTATTTCGGAACTTAGGATTGCTCACATTACTATTTCTAAGAATAATACTTTTTTTCATTGGATGCTTAACGCTGGCATATATCCGAATTTAGATGGATTTTCAGTTGATAAAATTGGTAAAACAGTATTCTTCACAAAATCCGAAGCAGAAGCAAAACTGAAAGAATTGAGAGGTGGAGAAAATGACTAGGAAAGAATTATATGTATGTGACCTTTTACAGATTCCGATGATGGCAGCGAAACTTTAATAAATGCCTTATCAGGGGATGAAGATGAAGCGTATGAGTTTAAAATGGCATTTGCAGACCTATGTGCTGAGTGTGAGAGAATGTTTGACGATATGCAAGAAGAGTGGGTTCCTGACTGCTTTGATATTTTATTTGTGACAGCAGGTGCAGGAGAAACATACGGCGGGTTGTTAGGATTCGACTCTTATGAGCAGGATTATTTCGGAATCGGATGCTCAGAAGCCTTCGCGGAAGATGAAGCCAAGAAAAAATTAAAACAAATGACAAAAGATGAGCTGATTGCTGCTGTAAGACAATGTTTTCGGATTTACTCCGCTTACATTGGACTACGCAATAGATATGATAGCCTTAAGGCTGCAATAGATATTTTGAGGGAGCAGAATACAGGATATCTTCAGGTTGTGAGGGAAATAGAAAGACTTTATCAAAAAGCGCAAGAGCATCAAGGATATATGGCTGAGTACTCGAAGGAGTGGAGAGAATTCGAGCAATATGCAGATGCGCTGCCACAGGAGGCATGGTTGGCTTGAAAAGCTATGATAATAGCAGGATGGAGGAAAAATGAATAAAGTAATCTTAATGGGCCGCCTGACACGCGACCCAGACATAAGAACAGCCACAGCCGAGAACACAATGACAATAGCGCGGTACACTCTTGCGGCAGGAAAGGAGCAGGAATGGACAGGAGAAAAACAACAGAATTTTTAAGTGAAGCTTTGGAGTGCTGGTTAAGCAGTCATGGCAAGCCGTGGAGCAAGGAAGTTAGCATTGATTATGGGACAACTAATGTTAAGAGAATAGATTTTATGCAGTTTGAGCCTAAAGGTGTTGTTTATCAGAGTGATATCGAGAAGGGAATATTTACATGCTACGAGGTTAAAAGCTGCAGGGAAGATGTATTTAGCGGTAATGGTCTTAATTTTCTTGGTGAAAAAAATTACATAGTAACAACAATGGCTTGTTATAAAAATATACAGCCGGAAATGAGAAGCAGAAAGTTAGACCAGCACATAATAAAATGTAATTCTGAATCGTCTTTACATTATGGAATTATAGTTCCGGTTCCATGGGGAACTAAACCAGAGGAAGAATATGAAAACCCTACGGAATTGAATAGGAATATAAAATGGGAAATGAGAATTATTTATCCATGTTTGCAGGGGGGACGAAAAAGGTCAACAACGGAGCTGTTGTTCTGTATGTTGCGTAGCGGAAGATAAGAGAAAAGATTGCAAGAAGGGAGAAAAAACCGGAATGAACAAAGTAATCTTAATGGGCCGACTGACCCGCGACCCGGACTGGGACGAAAAGAACCTTGTGTATGACAAGTGGAAGGAGCTTAAAGGATGAAGAATAAAATAGACTGGAAGATTATGCTAATTACAGCGACAGGCATTATAGCAGTTGTGTTGGCACTGATATTCGCTGTTCAAGGGTCACAAAATAAGGCAATCGCGTTAGAAGAACAGGTGAACACAGCATGGTCGTATATTAAAGTTCAGGAAAAGAGAAGAATTGACCTGGTGTACAATCTTGTAGATTGTGTAAAACACTATGATAAGCAAGAAGCAGATACATTAACAGCACTCGTTGATGGTCGTGGCTCAGCAGGTGATATTGAGAATGTTACTACAGCAATCACGGCAGTTGCAGAAGCTTATCCGGAACTGAGGTCGAATGAGAATTATAAGGCACTTATGAACGAGTTATCCATGACAGAAAATCTCATTGCAGAATATCGTAGTAACTATAATAAGCAGATTAAGGAATATAGGAGATATGTGAGAAAGTTCCCCGCAAGGATGTTCCTTGAAATGCTTGGATATGAAATTCAGGAGCACCAGTATCTTGATTATGATGCTCCTTCGGATGCACCGCTGAATTTATTTGAAGAGGAATAGCACATGGATGATTTTGAGATTACCAAGCGTGAAATCCTTGCAAGTGTCTCTATCGTGGCAGTAATGCTTCTGATTGGTATTCTGATTTCTGAAAAGATTTCGGAATACCAGCTTGATGAAAATGAGATGTATAACAAAGCCGCAAAGATAGAAAGCCGGGAGCTGTTTCAGTATGGCATGGACACAAATGTCGGAAATGCATTTGTATACGGCGATTTGAGAGCCGTTGATGCAGTTACCTACCCGGAAATTGACGGAGAATATTGTTATCTTAAAAAAATCGAAGAGCATTATAGAAAACATACTAAGCAGGTGGAACACACCAGAACAGTAAACGGGGAAACACAGACATATTATACCATGGAGACATATTGGACATGGGACACAATAGGTAGTGCAGAGATTAAATGCAGGCAGATATCTTTCTGCGGGGTGAAATTTGATATCAGCAAGATACTTCTTCCACCTGAAAAGTATATTGATACAATCTATGAGTCAAAGCATGTGAAATATGTGTACTATGGCATAGCAGCAGCTTTAAGCGGGACTATTTTTACAAAATTAGAAGATGGAACTATTCAGAATGGTACACATTTTTATGATAATTGGAGTATAGATGACACGGAAAAACATTTAACAGGGGATGCAGGAGTGGTAGTATTCTGGACTCTGTGGGTTATCCTGATTATCGTGAGTGTAATCAGTTTTTACAGGCTGGATAACAATTGGCTGGAACGGCAAATGTATAAGTGAAGATGAGAGGAGGATATTTTGTGGAGGACAATGAGAAGAAGAAAGAGTATCTGTGGGGATATCAGGCAATCAAGAAAGAAATGCTGAGAGCAGAACTTGTATATAAAGAACTGCGTATGAGTTTTTATCCATCACATTCAGAAGGCGGTGGTGGAAATCATGAACCTAAAGACTTATCGGCATTGGTTGTAAGAATCAAGGCAGCAGAACAGACTTATCTCAAAAACCGTTATCGCAGCATAGCAAAGCTTCAAGAGATAAGCAATGCTATATCAAGGCTCACATCAGTCGACGAGCGCGATGTACTTACCAGAAGATATATTATGAATCACAGGTGGGAGGACATCTGTCAGGAGCTTGATATAAGCTGGACGCAGATACATAGAATCCATTCAAAGGCTTTAAATAATTTTATTATACCAGATACAGAAAAAAATGAAAAAAAATAAAAGTTGGAATAGAATGGAATACTCAGATGTGTTAATATGGTATTATCAAAAAGAGCTGAGGAAGAGATGAGTCCCCGGCTCTTTTTATTTGCCGGAGGTAGATATGGCTGGAACGGTTAAGAGCGTAAGACCTGATAGGGACGGAACGCACAGAGGAGCATTTGAGAAAAATAAAAAGAAAATATATGCCACCCAGACATGCTGTGGAATTTGCGGAAATCCTGTAGACTTTACCAAGAAGTATCCGCATCCGCTTTCACCGTGCATTGACCATATAATTCCAATTGCCCGGGGCGGGCATCCGAGTGATATCAGCAACTTACAGCTTGCACACTGGACCTGTAACAGGCAGAAATCAGATAAACTTATCGAGTCAAGAGGCACGGCAGATAGTAACCGTACAGAGGTTTTAAGCAACAGAGTTCTCCCCCAGTCATGTAACTGGGCTGATTACAGGAGTACATAGCTTAGGGGGCATACCTCCCCCGGTGCGTGCTCGAAAGAGGTTCACGCCGTCACTGTGAATATTTCTCGCTGAGAAACGGAAAGGGGTGCAAGATGGCACAGCTTAAGGGAATAGAATACATGCGTAACAAGCTTGCATGCAAGAGAACAAGGGTTTTGACGCGGTATGAATACTATGACATGAAGAACACTATCATTGACAGGAGCACAATGATACCGCCGGATATGAGATGGCTTACGGAAACACTTGGGTGGTGTGGAAAGGCAGTTGACAGCCTCGCAGACAGACTTATATTCAATGGTTTTGAGGATGATAATTTTGATGTACAGCAGATTTTCTCAATGAATAATCCGGATGTGCTTTTTGACAATGCAGTTCTATCGGCATTGATATCATCGTGCTGTTTTATTTATATCTCACCGGATGGAGAGGGCTTTCCACGTCTGCAGGTGATTGATGGCGGAAATGCAACAGGAACCATTGACCCGATAACAGGGTTGCTTTCTGAGGGATATGCAGTTTTATCAAGGGATGACAATGATAATGTGCTGCTTGAAGCTTATTTCACTCCTGGCAAGACGGAGTATATAACAAAGGGAGTTGTCAGGACGGATGTCAGACTAACAAGAGTAGGCTATCCGCTGTTGGTTCCAATCATTTACAGGCCGGATGCATCAAGACCATTCGGTCACTCGCGTATAAGCCGTGCGTGTATGCGAATCATGCAGGCAGCACTGAGAACGCTCAGACGTTCAGAAGTGTCTGCTGAATTTTATTCATTTCCGCAGAAGTACATACTTGGTCTGAGCGATGATATAGAGGTTGACAAGTGGAAAGCTACGATGAGTAGTATGTTGGACTTCGGGAAGGATGATGATGGAGATGTGCCGAAGGTGGGGCAGTTCACACAGCAGAGCATGACACCTTATATTGAACAATTAAGAATGTTCGCAGCTCTATTTGCAGGTGAGACAGGGCTTACAATGGATGATTTGGGCTTTGTTTCTGACAATCCATCTAGTGCGGAGGCAATTAAGGCATCTCACGAGAACCTTAGATTACTTGCGAGGAAAGCACAGAGAACATTCGGAAGCGGGTTTATAAATGCCGGATATCTTGCCGCCTGCATGAGAGACGATTATCAATATAAAAGAGAGCAGCTTTATCTCACTAAGTCGGTATGGGAACCGATATTTGAGCCTGATGCGGCGATGCTTTCAAGTATTGGCGACGGTGCTATTAAAATCAATCAGGCCGTGCCGGGATATTTCAATACAGACAATCTGAGAAATCTTACCGGAATAAATGCAAGTAAATTACCTACGCAGTCAGGTGGTGATGTGAGTGGATGATGTCGCACCGGAACTTTTAGAGGCAATTAAAAGGGATTTTAATTCAGCCTGTGAAAGCAGTGAAAAAATAGCTGCACTGTTGGGTAAGATAAAAACTGGAACAGCAACATATTCCGATGCTAATGACTATGCAGTGGAGCTTGGCGATATTCTTGCTTCTGCATATAAAAATAACATCACGTCTGCTGTTCTGCCGGATGGACAGATGTATTATAATATCGCCAAGCGTATCATAGAGCCTACAATGTCTGATAATTATAATCTTATAGCAGATGCATCGGTGCAGGTGCAGAAGTCGCTCAATGAGGCAGCAGGCATTGGAATAAAGGCGATTAAGCCAGAGTTGAATAATGATAGGATTGAAGGAATCATAAACAGGATTTCAAGTGAGGTCTTTGAAAATGTCAAGTGGTTGCTTGATGAACCAGTTAAAAATTTCTCACAAAGCGTTGTCGATGATTCTATAAAAGTCAATTCGGAATTTCATGGAAAATCAGGGCTTTCACCAAAGATAGTCCGGAAACTATCAGGAGGCTGTTGTGAGTGGTGTGCAAGGCTCGCAGGTACATATACATATCCTGATGTGCCGTCGGATGTATACCGCAGACATCAGCGGTGCAGATGTACGGTTGATTATAATCCCGGAAGCGGAAAAGTTCAGAATGTTCACTCAAAGCAGTGGAAAACAAAAGATGAAAGTGATAAAATAGAAACAAGAAAAACAATAGGTTTAGAAACAGCAGACAACGAAGTACAGAGATTTATAAGAGAAAATACAATTCCTAATTGTAATATAGCTACCATTACGTCAGACCAGGAAGTACATAGACAGGGAACACGCAGATATGAGGAGCGTAAGGCTATCTTAGAAGCTAAAGGAGAGTATGGTCCATCTTATTTAACAATTAGTGATGAGGAAATTCTTGAACTTGTTCATAAGTATTCTGGAAAAGGGAAAATACGCGTTGACCGTTCGGGAAAATGGGATAATAAAGAGATAATTATAACAAATGATAAGATAATTGGTATTGTTGTGAATAATAAGAATGGAAAGACAGCAGAAACATCCGTATTTAAAATTCATTATTCCAACAGAGGTTTTCATATTGTGCCAGATTATCCAAGTAAAAGGAGGCAGTCATGACATATAAGCAGATAGAAAAGTTTATAGGGAAAAAAGTCGTTTTGACAGATATTGACGGCAAACGATTCAGGGGACTGATAACTAACACAGAAAGTGAGTTTGATACATCTTCAGGTAAAGAAGAAATTGAGCTAGACACAGGCACATTATATGTTGGAATCCCATTTGATGAAATAAAAGATATAATGGAGATTAAATAAGCCACCTGAGAAGGTGGTTTTTTATTGCAAAAGTTGCACCGGTGCAACGGAAAGGAACTGTATGGCTGAAGAAATAAGAAAAGGCTGCCAGACACCTACTCAGTCCGTTGTCCTGCCTTATTATAAGTCCTATGGTGAGGATGCAGTTGCACTGTATGAGGAGACTGGAAGAACGGCTCAGGAATGGCAGCAGCTATTGATGAGCGATATATTGGCAGTTAACGAGGATGGGTTATGGATTCATACAAAGTTCGGATATTCCGTGCCGAGACGAAATGGTAAGAATGAAATTGTAGCCATGCGTGAGGAATATGGGCTCACCAAGGGCGAACATATCTTACACACAGCACATAGAACGACAACGAGCCATTCGGCTTTTTTGCGACTTAAAAAGTTCCTTGACGACATGGGCTACACAGAGGTTGTCAGAAAAAAGAAGGACGAGAGCTATGATAAGCATTACATCGCAACGAAGCAGCTCGGTCTTGAAAAGATTCTCATGCTTGATGGCAGTGGAGGAACCTGTGATTTTCGTACACGATCCTCTAAGGGTGGACTTGGTGAAGGTTTTGACCTGCTTATAATCGATGAGGCTCAGGAGTATACAGATGATCAGGAATCTGCTCTAAAGTATGTTGTTACAGACAGTAAAAATCCGCAGACACTGTTCTGTGGTACGCCGCCAACACCTGTAAGCTCCGGCACTGTGTTCACAAAGCTCCGGCAGAAGACACTTGCCGGAGAAACTTATAACACAGGCTGGGCGGAATGGTCGGTGCCGGAGCAGTCCGATGTTCATAACCGCGATTTGTGGTATCAGACAAATCCATCACTTGGAACGGTGTTTACTGAGCGTTCAGTCATGGACGAGATAGGCACAGATGAGATAGATTTTAATATCCAGCGTCTGGGATTGTGGATTAAATACAATCAGAAATCCGCAATCAGCAGGGCTGAATGGGAGGCAATGCAGGTTGGACAGCTTCCGAAGCTTAAGGGAAAGCTGTTTGTCGGAATTAAGTTCGGTCACGATGGTACGAATGTTGCCGTGTCTGTTGCTGTTAAGACAGGCGGTGACAAGGTGTTTGTAGAAACGGTAGATTGCCGTGAGGTGAGGGCAGGTCTTACATGGATTATAGATTTTCTTGTGAAGGCAGATATAAGGGCAGTGGTTGTCGATGGAGCAAACGGGCAGCAGCTTCTGGCAGAGGCGATGAAAGAAAACAAGCTCAAAGCTCCGGTGCTTCCGACTGTTAAAGAGATTATAGCCGCCAATGCGGCATTTGAGCAGGGCTTATTCAATCAGAACATAAGGCACATGGGGCAACCATCACTTGTGCAGTCTGTCAGTAATTGTGAGAAAAGAGCTATTGGAACCAACGGAGGATTTGGATATAAATCCCTTAGGGATGACATAGAGATTGCACTGCTTGACAGTGTCATACTTGCATATTGGAAATGCAATGAGAGTAAGGAAAAAAGAAAACAGAGGGTCAGTTATTAATTGGCTATTAACCACCTGAGAGGGTGGTTTTTTAGTATAAAGAACCGATACCACCGGGTAAGTGGGGAAAGGAGTAATATGGGAGAATTTACACCTATTGAAACACAGGAGCAGTTTGACGCGGCAATAGGAGAGAGACTTAAGAGAGAAAGAGAAACGCAGGAGAAGAAATACAGTGGTTATGTATCACCTGATGATTTTGCTATCAAGTCTAAGGAGTATGAGACAAAAATAGGCGAGCTCAATAAGTCAATTACAGCCGCAAATGAAAAGCTTGCCGGTTATGACAAGCAGATAGCAGAAAGGGATGCCAGGCTTAAGGCTTACGAGACGGACTCGGTAAAAACACGAATAGCTCATGAGACAGGTTTATCCTATGAGGCCATTAAGTTTATCCAGGGAGAAGATGAGGAGAGCATAAGGCAGAGTGCACAGTCGCTTAAGTCTTTATGTGGTGGCATTCAGGTACCGCCACTTGCCGATCCTGAGCATGCGGCGGACACACAGGCAGCGGCATATAAAAAGCTTGCTGCTGGATTAACACGAAATGAATAGAAAGAGAGGATTATAACATGGCAACAACAAGAGGAAACTTATTTGACCCACAGTTGGTCACTGATTTAATTAACAAGGTGAAGGGCAGGTCGTCGCTTGCTGTATTATCAAAGCAGCATCCTATTCCGTTCAATGGGCAGAAGGAGTTCACCTTCACAATGGACAAGGAGATTGACATTGTGGCTGAGGGCGGGGCTAAGTCGGAGGGTGGAATTTCACTTGCTCCGGTTACTATTATACCTATTAAATTTGAGTATGGGGCGAGAGTATCGGATGAGTTCTTATATTCTACCGAGGAGGAGAAAATAGAGATTCTCAAGGCTTTCAATGAAGGCTTTGCAAAGAAGGTTGCCAAGGGTCTTGACATTGCAGCAATGCATGGCGTGAATCCAAGAACAGGAACAGCGTCAAGTGTAATCGGGACAAACAATTTTGATTCCAAGGTTACACAGACGGTTGATTATGCAGAGGCAGCAATTGATGACAATATCGATGCTGCCATTGCTCTTGTCGAAGGCTCTGAGCGTGATGTAACAGGCATTGCGATTTCCCCAGCGGCGAGAACAGGGCTTTCAAAGCTTAAGAACACTAACGGAGAGCAGAGATATCCTGAGTTCCGTTTTGGCGGAAAGCCTTCGACATTAGGTGCACAGACACTTGAAATTAACAAGACGGTGTCGACAGGTGAGAAGGATGAGGGAATTGTCGGAGACTTTGAGAACATGTTCCGCTGGGGATATGCCAAGAACATTAAGCTCGAGGTAATTGAATATGGTGATCCTGATAATTCCGGTAATGACCTTAAGGGACATGGACAGGTCTATATTCGTGCAGAGGTATACCTTGGCTGGGGTATTCTCGATGCGGATTCCTTTGCGAGAATCAAGAAGGCTGAGTGATGAAATATAGAAATATTAAGGCGCAGGCGGTCATAGAGACCGCTTGTGTTATTTCAGGCGGTGACTGGGTTGTAGAAGAAAAGACAGCCGTGCAGCCCAAACGCAGAACTGCCGAGAAGAAAGGCGGAGAAAAGAAATGACATTTGCCACATTAGAGGATATGACGATACTATGGCGTGCAATGACACCGAGTGAGGAGAAGAGGGCCGATGCTCTTTTAAAAATTGTATCGGACAGTTTAAGAGTGGAGGCTTCAAAGGTCGGAAAGAACCTTGATAATATGGTGGAGTCAGATGAGGCATATGCCAGCGTTGTGAAAAGCGTGACGATAGATGTTACTGCAAGAACGCTTATGACTTCAACCAATTCGGAACCCTTATCGCAGATGTCACAGTCAGCTCTTGGTTATACGGTATCGGGGACTTATCTCGTTCCGGGTGGAGGTCTTTTTATAAAAAAATCTGAGTTAGCTAGACTTGGACTAAGGCGGCAGAGGATAGGAGTGATGGATTTATATGGTGTTGAAGGGCATAACGATTCAGCTTCAGATTAAGAACCGGACAGGAAGTGACAGGTTCGGCCATCCGGTGTATGACACGGAGTATGTTGATGTGGAGAATGTTCTTGTCTCTCCGGCAAGCTCAACGGATATAATTGCTACTACTGATTTGACAGGAAAGAAAGCAGTGTATACTCTCGCCATTCCTAAAAGTGATGCGCATGATTGGAATGACTGTACAGTTAAGTTTTTTAATAGGACGTGGAAGAGCTTTGGATATCCGATTGAGGGAATTGATGAGCTGGTACCGGGCGATTGGAATAAGAAGGTGATGGTGGAGCTGTATGGCTAAAGTAACTGTAAAACTCAACTCTGATAATGTTAAGCAATGGCTTAAATCACAGGAGATGATGGACATGCTTCAGGAGCGTGCTGATGTGGTTTTAAATAGTGTGAATGGCTGTACTTCAACACAGCATGTAGGTCCTTCAAGGTGTAATGTAACAATCGAAACCGGTAATAAACATAATATTAAAACCAATGCAATCCTAAAGGCATTGAGGTGACTATGATTGAAATAATTGTAAAAGAATACCTGTCAAAACAGCTTGAAATAGAAGTGGTTACCGAAAGGTCAGATGCAAAGATGAAAAAGTATCTGTTAATTGAAAAGACAGGAAGCTCAAGGGAAAACTTCATAGATACAGCAACTATTACAATTCAGTCTTATGCGGAATCAATGTATGAGGCAGCAGTACTTAATGAAAGAGTGAAGAAGGCAATGGATGACATTGCAGTGCTTTCAAATGTATCAAAGTCGGAGCTGAACAGTGACTATAATTTTACGGATACAACAAAAAAAGAATACCGCTATCAGGCGGTATATGACATAACATATTTTTATTAGGAGGTAGGATATGCAGACGGAAAATGTAACAACCGGAAAACCTAAGGTTGGCGGGGCGATTTATAGAGCTCCGCTTGGAACAACATTGCCGACGGATGCTAAGTCGGAGCTTAATGTTGCATTTAAGTCACTTGGTTATATAAGTGAGGATGGAATTGTCAATTCTAATTCACCTGAGAGTGAGAACATTAAGGCATGGGGTGGTGATGTTGTGGCAACAATCCAGACGGAAAAACCTGATACATTTAAGTATGCGCTTATTGAGGCATTGAATATTGAGGCGTTGAAGTCCGTTTACGGAGATGACAATGTTACAGGGACAATTTCTACAGGGATAACCGTAAAGGCTAACAATAAACAGCAGGCAAGCTGTGCATTCGTTGTTGACATGATATTAAAAGGGGATGTCCTGAAAAGAATTGTAATTCCTGATGCGGCAGTGAGTGAGGTTGGGGATATCACCTATAAAGATGATACGGCAATCGCCTATGAGACAACAATTACAGCTCATCCGGATAGCGAAGGCAATACACACTATGAGTATCTTGTTCAGAAGGGAGAAGAATAATGTTAACAGGCGAGACTAAAACAGGGTTTAAATATGCTGTGGATGAGGCGGCTTTGAATGACTGGGAGCTGCTTGAGGATCTTGACGGAATAGAGAATAATCCCCAGCGATATGTACGTGTTGCCAAGAGATTATTATGCAAAGAACAGTATGAAGCACTCAAGGAGCATTGCATAAATGATAACGGAAGAGTGGATATGACAAAGATGTTCTATGAAATCAGTGATATTCTCACTTCCAACAATAGAATAAAAAACTGATTGTCCTCGCCGAATATATCAGAACGGATGAGAACGCTCTGATATGTGATCTCGCTGAAACCTATAACCTATATGATTTTAAATTGCTGCCACCTGAAAAGGTGGCAGTTTTAGTGATAGGGCTTAGAGATGACAGCAGAATCAAAATGAAAAAGGCGGGGTTAAAGCAGCCTATTGAGACATTACTGCTTGCTGCTGCTGTGGACAGGTTATCGGTGCTTGTATGGAGCAAAAGCAAGGACGCTCAAACCGGTGTTAATCGTCCGGTATCAATATTTGCAAAACTCGTTGGTGTGGAAAAAGAGAACAATGTGAAATCATATAACAGCGCTGAGGAGTTTGAAAAGGCAAGGCGGCGTATCATAGGGGAGGGTTGATATGGCAATAGAACTCGCGAAAGCCTATGTACAGATTGTCCCCAGCGCAAAGGGTATTAGAGGGTCAATCAGTGAGGCATTAAGTGGTGAAGCGTCATCAGCAGGAGATGAGGCAGGAGAAAAGGCAGGCAACAGCTTTATTGGCAAGGTAAAAGGTCTGATTGCGGCAGCAGGTATTGGTGCGGCTGTGAAGGAAGCACTGTCACTTGGAGCTGATTTGGAGCAGAGTATAGGCGGTATAGAGACATTATTCGGGACCGGCGGCAACAGTATAGAAGAGTATGCCTCGCAGGTAGGAAAATCAGTTGAGGAGATAAGCGGAGAATATGAGAAACTTAAAACCTCTGAAGAGACCATGCTCGCATACGCAGATCAGGCTTATAAAACAGCAGGACTTTCGGCAAATGATTATATGCAGACAGTAACAGGTTTTGCGGCATCTTTAAAACAGAGCACAGGCGATGATATGGAAACCTTGACTACGGCTGCTAATCAGGCGGTTATAGATATGGCTGATAATGCTAATAAGATGGGTACTGAGATGGCGTCAATCCAGAACACATATCAGGGCTTCGCAAAGCAGAACTATACAATGCTTGATAATCTTAAGCTGGGTTATGGCGGTACAAAAGAGGAAATGGAAAGACTTCTTGCCGATGCTTCCAGGATAAGTGGGATTGAGTACAATTTGGACAATCTTTCAGATGTTTATGCCGCAATCCATGTTATTCAGGATCAGCTGGGCATAACGGGAACAACGGCGAAGGAAGCGGCATCTACTTTCTCAGGCTCGCTTGCGTCAATGAAATCGGCAGTTCAGAATTTGCTTGCAAAAGTTACTCTTGGAGAAAAGATTACCGGAGAAATAGATGCTGTAAGAGGGGCGCTCAATACATTTGTATTGAACAATCTATTGCCGATGATTGGCAATATAGCGAGTAAAATACCTAATTTATTAGGGGCTGCAATGGCATCCTTTGATTGTATGATGGGCGCCATTTCAAAAAAAGCTCCCAAGATAACACAGATGGCAATAGATATAGTGTCATCACTTGCAAAGGAGATAGCATATCAGATACCGGGAATTGCTGAAACCATTTGGAGATTAATAAGCTCATTTGGAGCAAGTATATTGTCTCTTGATTGGGCTGAGATAATCGGGACTCTAGTATCAGATATTAAGGCATATTTTGACGCATCAATAGGGGAAATACTTGGAACTGATGGAATGTCTGCCGTGGGCGAGACGATTACAAATGCACTTCCGCAGATGCTTGATAAAGGCATTGAAATAGCAACAAATCTTGTAGATGGAATCATGGATGGTGTACCACAGTTTATTACGGTTGCAGGTGAAATGCTTAATGCGTATCTGGATTTTATTAACGAAAATCTTCCGGTTTTTATGCAAAAGGGTGGTGAACTGATTACAGGTCTTGTTGAGGGAATAGGAAGCAGGCTGCCTGATATTATAACGATGGCAGGCAATGTGCTTACAGCTTTTATACAGCGTGTTGTTGATATGCTGCCCCGGTTACTTGATAGTGGAGTGAACATTGTACTAAGTATAGTGAATGGAATTGTCAACACCATTCCCAACATTCTTACTGCAACGGAGAGCGTGATTGCCTCACTGATAGACTGTATTTTAAAGAATCTTCCGGATGTTCTTGAAAAAGGAATTGAAATTGTTTTGGAACTTGCAGAAGGAATCGGCAATGCTCTTCCGTATATCATTACGGCGGCAGGCGATGTCATGGCGGCACTCGTAAGCCGAATTCTGGAAAGCTTACCGGATATAGTGGATAAAGGCATACAGCTAATTCTTAAACTTGTGCAAGGAATAACGGATGCAATCCCTAATGTTGTTGAAGCAATGACAAAGGTTATAACAAAAATCTTAACTACGATAATAGAGCATTTACCACAAATCATAGAATCCGGCTTTAAGATTCTGGGAGGAATTATAACCGGTATTATAAACTGCATACCATCTCTTATTAAGTCACTTGGACAGGTTATTAAACAAATGATAGAAGCTTTTACCAAAGTAGATTGGAAAGAGGTGGGCTCAAACATCCTTGAAGGAATAAAAAACGGTATTCTGAGTGCGGTTGGTTCTGTTGTAGATGCTGCCAAGAATGCGGCAGGTTCAATATACAATGCGGTTAAAGATTTCTTTAGAATAGGTTCACCATCAAAACTCATGAGAGATGATATAGGCCACTGGCTTCCGCCGGGTGTTGCCGTTGGAATTGAGGGCAATCTGTCACCGGTTGAAAAAGCCATGGGAGAGCTTGAAGATACAGTGATGACAGGGCTTGATATGGAGGCACTTAATATATCTTCAAATGGCAGGTTGTTTATAGAGTCGGATGAGAGCGGAGCGACAGGCAAAATTGATGAACTTATGGAAAAAATGGAAAGCTTAGCTGAATATTTAATCACTGAAGTTTCAAACATGCAGCTTGTGGCTATGGTTGATAAGGATGATGTATTTTCATCCGTAAAACAGAGCGCTGAAGAGTATAAAGAACAGACACGCAAGCCGGCATTTGGATAGGAGGAATATGTATAACAGGCATTTGTTAAAAATAAATGGAGTTACTATTCCGAATGACTTCATTGTAGAGGACAGTTATAAACCTGTGGAGAAACCTATTATAGTAAATGATTATTATGACGCAGAGTATAACCGCCATGTAATCTATGCACCGAATACAGACATGACAATTGAGTTTACTTTCAGGAAGATGTATGAAAGTGACTTCAGGAAGGTGTCAGACCTTTTTACAGAGGAGATGTCGGTTGAATATTATGATTTTAAGTCCGGCTCATATAAGCATGGCATATTTACATGTAAAAAGGGTATAACTCCCGGTTCATACAAGTTCCCATCTGAAAGAGCACTACTAAATGAGCATAAAATTGAGCTGTATAGGAAGAGGGTGACACAGTAATGAGCATATACACAGACGATTGTGTTAAAAAGCAGATGTTTTATGAAGGCACAACAGAAATCTCAAAGTATATTGTGCCGGGCTCTTTAAAAAAACAGGAATACTTATGTACAGGACAGCTTAATTTCGGTGAGGTGAATAGTACCAAAATACAATTTAAGACGTATGGGAATCTGAACTTGACCGAAAAGATAATATCTGTCCGATATGGAACCGATGAGGAGAATGTGTTAATCGGAACCTATAAAGTGACATATTCATCTGTCAAGTCTAATTCCTCGATAGTCACAGTCACAGCTTATGATTCAATAAAGGTTTTTGATAAGAATATTGCAGACTGGTATGTTGCGCAGGCTTGGCCGGTTAAATTAAAGAACCTACGACAGAGCCTGTGCGAATATATTGGAATAGAGGCAGCAGAGGTTGAGCTGATCAATGATGATATTATGGTTCCGAAAACAGTTAATCCGTCAAAGCTTAATGGTATGGAAATGCTGTTTTATATTGGTCAGCTCAATGGTGTATTTGCACATGCAGCAGATACATATTCGATAGAATGGTTAAGCCTCGGGACATCAGCAGTGCAAATTCCTAAGCGTGTAACATACGGACCGACAGCCTTTGAAGCTAAATCCTATGATACGGCACCTATAGGCGGGCTTGTGATTCGTCAGGAGGATGGAGATGTAGGTGTGTCCATTGGCACAACCAATAAATACGTTGTGCAAGGAAACATACTTGTATATGGCTATTCAACAGAGCAGCTCACTACGGTTGCCAACAGGCTGTATGACAAAATCAAGGATGTTCGGTATGTACCTTGCAGCTTGAAAGTAAAATATCTCCCTGATGTCAGGATAGGGTCAATGTGTTCCTATGATGGTAATATTTTTTATGTTTTGCAGAGAATATCAACCGGGAATCTATTTGACACGTTGACAGCAGGCGGGAATGAGTACCTCGAAACAGACACGGGCATTGAGTCTCAGCTTGAGCAGATAAGAGGAAAAGCAAATGTGCTTTCCCGAACAATCGAGGAGACTAGGAACACAATCACCGACATAGAACAGGGACTTAAGAATGAAATCACAGCCACAGCTTTAGAATTCGATGTAAAGCTCCAGAATCTACAGTCTGAGATAGATGGTCAGATAGAAGTGATTAATGGTCATGGTCAGCCGGCACTGGATAACTACCCGGCGTACAACTGGACTTCGGGACCTAAGATAGGCGATAAGCTGGTTGAGGGTTTAAGGTTCACCTATTCGGATGAGGTGTATCGCAAACACCAGAGGACATTGTTCTTCGATGAGGATACGGCAACTACATACCGTTTTGTAAAAAAGGATAATGTGTGGATATGGGAACCGCTGGGGAACACGGAGTACTCCGTGCTGCAGAAGCAGATAACAGACCTGAACGTAACAGCTCAGGGCATTACCGAAAGCATGGAGGAGCTTTCGGTCAAAATCTCAAATGAGTATATCACGCAGGTAGCGGCGGAGACTCTTGTGTCCAAGACAGCGAACGGAATCAAAGAGGACATATCCAAGGTGTACACAACGAAGGACGATGTCAGCAGCTTCAGGAACAGCATTGAAAAGACGGCAGCAGGACTTACGGCACAGATATGCGAAATCAATGAGGCTCTTGATGGGGCAAATGAGGTATACACCATAAGAGGACAACCTACGCTTAGCAATTACCCAGCATATAACTGGACGTCGGGACCTAAGATAGGCGATAAGCTGGTTGATGGTCTACGCTTTACATACACAGATGAGAGCTACCGCAAGCATAACAGGGCTCTTGTATATGATGTGGTTGGCGGTAAGACATACCGTTTTGTAAAAAACGGAGATACATGGGGATTCACTGATGTGGGAGACACAGAGTTTTCATGGGTGAATAAAAAGCTTGCCGAATACAAGGCAACGGCGGATGAAGCTTCGGTTGCCTTATCGAAGCTTGAAACAAAAGTGGGTTCGGACTACATAACAAAAGTTGAATCGCAGGCCAGCATTAAGCTGTTGCAGGACAGTCTCACAGAGCAGTTTTCTAAGACCTATGCTACGCTGGATAATCTTGGCAATTACTCAACCACTACACAGATGAACACAGCGATAGAAACCTCAGCAAAAGGTGTTCTTACAACAGTGAGTAACCAGTATGCAACTCAAGGTACAGTTGACGAACTTGTAACATCTGTCGGTACTACTGCGGAAGGCTTGAAAGTTAAAATATCAAAAAATGAAGTGATTGCAACTATTAATGCAAGTGCAGAACAGGTGCAGATAGCCGCAAGTAAGCTTGATTTGCAAGGTCTTGTGACAATATCCTCGCTTGAGAAAAGCGGTGAAACAATCATTAACGCTGATAATATTACTACGGGAACCATTAACGCATTAAAAATCAAAGGATGTGAAATAGAAGGTAGCGCTATCGCTTTTAGAAACAATTCTGGAGGATGGAGTTCGGTAATTAATGCGGATGGGATGTGGATAATAGGCGAAGGCGATGCAGATAATCCTGATTTTAGGGTAAACAACAAAGGCGAGCTTACAGCACGAAGAGGCAGGATTGGTAACTGGGATATAGGCTCTGGAGCAATCGCTAATAACGGAACTGTGCTTACAGCGGATGGACAGTTGGTTTTGTCAAGTGATAACAATGCAATACAGCTTGGAAGTAATGCCAGACTTATCCATACGGCATTATACGTCAATCAGAACGGATATAGTGGCAGCGTACCATGGTGGGGTGTGTATAAAGCAGCAGCACAGGCGGTCGCATCAGATGAGAGAATCAAGCAGGACATAGAATCCATATCGGATGAGGCGTATGACCGGTTTTTTAATTCATTACAGACATACACATACCGCTTCAGGGAAGGCAGTGGATTTAAGAGCGATAAGACCCATATTGGTTTTATATCACAGCATATAAAAAAGAATCTTGATGAAACAGGTCTGTCCTGTTTGGCAGTATACGATGATGACAACCCGGATTTACTGGGTGTTGATAAACAGGAGCTAATAGCCCTGTGCGTATGGCAGATTCAAAAATTAAAAGCCCGTGTTAAGGAGCTTGAAACAAATACAGGAGGTGCAGCATGAATAGTAACTATGACATTAGGATGTTCCGCAATTCGTTAAAAGCCTACATTAAGAAGTTACCAATAGAACCGGAGGTTAAGCTTCTGGTTTTGAGGGATTTAACAGCGCAGGCAGAGAAGGACGCGGACGCGATGGTTGTCCGCGAGTTATCTGAACTGGAAAAGGCGGAACAGCTTAAGAAAAATGCCGGGGATAAGGCAGCAGAGCAGAAAGAAAAGGGGGGGAGTATAAGCTATGGCGGTAGAATATAATCAGCATACATGGGGCTACGGAGAGGAACTCACACCGGATAGGCTTAATAATATTGAGGGCGGTGTTAAGGCAACGGCGGAGGCTGTAAACGAAGTAAATAATAATTTAGCCCGTTCCAGACTTGCTCAAATGCGTTTTCAAACCAAAAGGCGTACAGATGGTAACGAGGTAGCTGAATTTAACAGTATTGATACTACACAATACATAGCTTTTGTGCTAACTAATACGGGGGATATATTGCTCTCCAAGAAAATACTTAGCGATTCAAGTTTTGCATTCGACTGGAGTGAGGATAAAGGTAATATTGGCTTGGTTATTGTTGCAGAATATTAGCAATGTAGTAGGATAATGTTGACAATCAGGGAGTATCCACAATTAATGTATCAATACATATTCCAGTACAATGATCAGACCAATCTTGTGTGATTATTCCTTGATTCACCAGACAGTAAGCTGGCATCCAATTATCATTAAGTCTAATCATACATGGAATTTTTTTGGTTATATGTTGTGGCAAGTAAGCAATATCTGTTCCGATGGGACATTCTATATCATAATATAGGGCGAGTGTAACGTGTATAGTGTTAATAGATATACGTTCATAACTATTGATATAACAAGTGTATTGCGACGTTAAAGCCTTGGACACCGGAACTTCGTGAATATCCGATACAATTAATCCTGATAAATTATTATTTACATCAGAAAGAAGGTGAAGCTAAGACAAAAAAGTAGTCAAGTATCACATAAATAATCATATAAAAGGTCAAGTATTTTGTATTTAAATATGAGAGGAGGTGTAACCCATGAATATTTTAATAGCTTTTGTTGCGGCGGCAGGCATTCCGTCGGCGGTATGTAGTTTCTGTTTCTGGATTCTTGAACACAAAATTCAGAAACGTGAGGACAAACTTAAGGAAGAGAGAAAAAAGGAAAAAGAGGAGCAGGACAAGCGAGAGGAAGTACGCGAGAAGAATGAACTGTATATTCTTAAGAGCGTAGGTGCGGCGATAGCTCTGGGAGAGGCTACAGCTAGAGCCGTTCAGCGCATTCCAGATGCAAAGTGCAACGGCGACATGCATGCCGCATTAGAACTGTCTCTTATACACATCTGACGCT